GAAGAGGTTAGATGGCTAACACGACTTCTGGCTCTTATGTTTTTGACAAGAACCTAAGCATCGATGAAATTATTGAAGATGCGTACGAACGTATTGGTATTCAAGGAACTTCTGGTTATCAGTTAAAAACGGCAAAACGATCTTTAAATATTTTATTTTCTGAATGGGGTAATAGAGGACTTCAATTTTGGGAAGTAAAAAATCAAAACATTGCATTAGTAGATGGCCAAGCTGTTTATACCTTTTATCGTTCACCATCTGATGGAACATCAAGTGGTATTTCAACTACATTATCTGCAGGAATAAATGCAAGTGTTGCTACAATTGGTGTAGCTTCAGTTACAGGTATGCCAACAACAGGTGGTGTAATAATTATTGGAACAGAACAAATTTCATACACAGGAATTTCTAGTTTAAATTTAACAGGATGCACTAGAGGAATTAATGGTAGCACAGCAGCTACTCATAGCACTTCTGACGCTGTATTACAGTTTCCAGTTGGTATGACAGATATTCAAGAAGCAGACTATAGAGTTAAATCAACTTCAGTTGATACCCCTATGACAAAAATTAGTAGATCACAGTATCAAGGTTTTTCTAATAAAACTGATAAGGGTTTACCTACACAATATTGGGTACAAAGATTTGTAGATAAAGTTACAATGACTTTATATTTAACTCCAGGTGCAGCTCAAGACGGAAACTATATTAATTTTTATTACACAAAAAGAATTGATGATGTGGGTGCATACACAAATGCAACTGATGTGCCGTATAGATTTGTTCCATGTATGATTGCAGGACTAGCATATTATTTAGCTGTAAAATATGCACCACAAAGAGTCCAAGAATTAAAACTTTTATATGAAGATGAATTGTTAAGAGCTGAAGACGAAGATGGTTCTTCTAACTCTACATACATTTCACCTAAAATTTACTACCCGGGTATTGGTTAATGACTACTTTTTCACAAGGTAAATATGCTTTAGCAATTTCTGATAGATCAGGAATGGCGTTTCCATACAACGAAATGGTTAGAGAATGGAATGGTGCGTTTGTACACATTTCAGAGTACGAGCCTAAACAACCACAGTTAGATCCAAAACCTACAAGTGCAGATCCACAAGCTTTACAAAGAGCAAGACCTGCTAGAACGGAATTTCCAACAGAAGATTTTTTAATAAATAATCCTATTACAACTGCAGCTGCAGATGCAACTGTTTCTATAGTTTTTGAGAATGGTGCTATGCAGGTAAATGATTTTGTTAGATTAAGAGATGTTAAATCTCCAGTAGGTGGTGTTGCTATATCTACAATGGAATTATCTACAACTTTAAACGGTGCAATTACAGATTCAGTTACAACAATTACTTTAGCTGATGGTTCAGCGTTTCCCACATCAGGTTTTATAATTATTGAAAAAGTAAATGCAGTATCAGGTTTATTTGAAAATGAAGTTATTGAATATACAGGAAGATCATCTAATGATTTAACGGGATGTACTAGAGGAACAAGTGCTCCCTATAGAGGAGTGTCTCCTGAAAAAACAACTGCAGGTTCTCATGCAACTGGCGCAAAAGTATTTGGAGCTTATAAAATAGCAACACTTTCTACAAGACAAGAATTAGCAGGATATAATGATAGTGCCGGTAATCCTGCATATAATACTATTCAAACAGGTTTTACATTTGAATTAGTTAGTAATGCTAGTAGCACGGAAACAGGGGGCGGTTTACAGTGTACAATTGGGCCGATTAATGATAGAGGTTAATTATGTCAGGATTAAGCGCATCAGGATTAAGAACACAAATTAGAAGTTACACAGAAGTGGACGATACAGTATTAACTGATGCTGTTTTAGAAAATATTATTTTAAATGCTCAACAAAGAATATTTATGGATTTACCTATGGATTCTGATAGGCATGTTCAGGAAGGCACATTAGTTGCTAATGATAATACAATTAATGCGCCAGCAGGCTGTATGTTTATTAGAGGAATAGAAGTATTTAATTCAACAGCTAATACAGAGGGAAATGGAACTTGGTTAGAAAAAAAAGATCAAACATACTTGTCAGAATTTGTAGATAGAAAGTTTGGACCTGAAGGAACAATTCAGGCTCCTACAGATACTACCAATTCAGTTACAGGTTTTCCTAAATATTATGCTATGTTTGGTGGCGCTACAGGTCTATCTGATACTACTTCAGGAGGAATGTATATAGCTCCAACACCAGATGCAAACTATAAATTTAGGGTATATTATAATAAAATACCTGTTTTATTAGAAGGTAGTAATACAAACTATATTAGTTTAAATTTCCCACAAGGCCTTCTGTATTGTTGTTTAGCTGAGACTTATGGGTTTTTAAAAGGTCCAGTTGATATGTTGACATTGTATGAAAATAAATATAAAAATGCTATACAACAGTTTGCAGGAATGCAACTTGGAAGACGAAGACGAGACGATTACACTGACGGTACAGTTAGGATACCAGTTAAATCTCCGTCTCCATAATAAGGAGAAAATTTTATGGCAATAACTTCAGCAGTTTGTTCTAGTTTTAAACAAGAACTATTACAGGGTAAGCACAATTTTAGTTCATCAAGTGGAGACACTTTTAAAATAGCTTTATTTACAAGTTCAGCATCTTTAGGTGCAGCTACAACTGACTATTCAACATCAAATGAAATTACAAACACATCTGGAACTGCTTATACAGCAGGTGGAAAAGCGCTAACTAATACAGGCGTAGGTTTAACTTCTACAACTGCGTTTACAGATTTTTCTGACATATCTTGGACTTCTGCATCGTTTACAGCAAACGGTTGTATGATTTATAATACTACTACTGGAACTGGAACGTCTACTACAGATGCAGTTTGTATAGTAGCTTTTGGAGGAGACAAAACAGTTTCTTCTGGAACGTTTACAATTCAATTTCCAGCTAACGACGCAACTTCCGCTATCTTGAGATTGACGGCATAAGGAGGTAGTTCCTTATGGCTGATCTTACCATAACAGTCGCAGTCACTACTGGTACTCAGTACGTTACTGGCTCTACAGGATCAATTTATACATTTAATGGTTCACAACCAGCAAGTTTTACTTTTCCGTGGGTTGCTTCAGGCACTTTACGATTAGATCAATCAGGTTCTAGTAACGATAATCATCCATTAATTTTTACTACATCTAATAGCAGTAGCACTTCTACAATGAGAAGTGGAATTATTTCTTCTGGAGTTACTTATTATTTAGATGGTTCAAGTAATCAATCTGATTATACTAATACCTCAAATTTTAATTCTGCCACAACACGTTACATAGAAATAGCTCCTGCCTCACAAGCAGATTTTTATTTTGCATGTTGGGTTCATGGAATTGGTATGGGTGGTATTATAGATGTTACTCAAAATACTTGGGGCGCATTATCATGGGGAAATCATGACTGGGGAGATCAAGATACATTTACAACTCATTTAACAGGTCTATCCACAACTTCGTCAATTGGAAGTGTTACAGCTTTTAATGAACAAGGATGGGGGTCTGATACGTGGGGAGCAGAAAACTGGGGTGAATCCGCTATTAGTGTTACATTATCTGGTTTTAGTACAACTGTTTCTTTAGGAGAATTTACTTATGCAGGTTCTATTGCAGGTTGGGGTAGTGATGCATGGGGAGATAATAACTGGGGTGAAAATACTACTACCGTTGCACTTGATGGTTTAACAATGGCAATGGAACTTGGTCCAAACGGATGGGGTGTTCATTCTTATGGTGATGGTCAATGGGGTGGAGTATTTACATTTAAACCAGAAAGTATAATTGGAATTAGTGGTCAAACTATGGCCGCTGCTTTAAACGATCCAACAATTAGTCGTTTAGATATGAATTTTGATGTCAGTGGTGTAACTATGGGCGCTGGCTTAGGAACACTAAGTATAAATAATGGAGCTGATCATACACAAGGTTTAGCAAGTTTAACAACTGCAGCTGCAGTTGGAACTATTACTCCTGCTGATGTAGTAGGAATAAGTGGTGTAACATTTGCTTCTAGTGTTGGAAGCATTAGTGTTGCTTCAGTAGAATTAATAGATATTTCCGGTGTTAGTTTTGCAGCAAGTGTAGGGGCTATAACTCCTGGCGCTATAGTTATGGGGATATCTGGCCAAACATTTAGTGCTGGCGTAGGATCAATTAGTCCTACACAAATGACTGTAGGGTTGACTGGACAAACATTTCCTGCTACTTTAAATACTGTAGGATTTGGAGTATTAGGGTATGGAGATGTTGACATTACAGGAAACACATCTTTTTCTGATGTTGACATTACAGGAAATACATCTTATACAGACGTAACTATAGCATCGTAATAGGAGAAAAAAATTATGGCATCATCATATACCGCTCTTGGCGTAGAACTTATGGTAACTGGCGAAAAAGCCGGCCAATGGGGAGATATAACTAATACTAATTTACAAATTGTTGAACAAATTGCAGGTGGCTATACAACACAAGATATAGCTGGTGGAGCTGGTACTACTACATTATCCGTTTCTGACGGATCAACGGGTGCAACTCTTGCACACAGAATGATTGAATTTACAGGTTCAATCACGGGAAACAGAATTGTAACTATACCTCTTGATGTTCAAACTTTTTATTTTTTAAGAAATTCAACTTCAGGTGCTTACACAGTACAATTTAAATATGTCACTGGATCAGGAGACAGCTTTACTTTTGCAGCAGGAGATAAAGGTGATGCTGTTGTATTTGCTACTGCAAATGATGGAACTAACCCTGACATTGATACTTTACCAAATGGAGATGTTACAACTACTGGAACACAAACTTTAACAAACAAAACTTTAACTAGTCCTAAAATTGGAACTTCAATTTTAGATACTAATGGCAATGAGTTAGCTATTTTAACAGCTACAGGATCAGCGGTTAATGAAATTACATTAGCTAATGCTTCCACAGGTAATGCACCAACTATTACTGCTTCTGGTGAAACAAACGTAAGTCTTAACCTTGTTCCAAAAGGAACAGGTACTTTACAAGGAAACGGTGCTGCTTTAAAAATTGCAGGAAAAGAAACTATGTGGATTCCAGCTGCAGCGATGTATGCTGCAAGCACTAATGGGGCCGATGCAGAACAAGTAGAAACAACAGCAACAAGACCTGATATGAAAGTATTTGATTTTGATGCTAGTACAAAA